TCCTGTGTTACAAGGGTATCTTTCTTATACAAACTCTTAGCCCCATTAACCCTACTTTGTCCAATCTTCTGCAACCAATACTCCCTGACCTCATCACTAACGGCTTCGGGTATTAGTTTGCTAGTACTCTTTCGTACACGAAAGTTATGTCTTGGATGCATAACACTATCAATTATCTCATCCAAAGTCTGTGGTGTATTTTCATGCGTATTATCAACGCTATGATCTAACACCGTCGTATCATTCGCAAACGGATTACCTAGCATTGAAGACTTACGATTGTATATCGCAATATCTTGATTAGCTAGGGTCCGGCGCGCGCGGTCCGAGTCACTAACAGGACTAGTAAAGGAATCAATTATCTCCTCTACTGTCCTATTAGTCTTGCGTTTATTATGCTTCATGGTCTTACCTCATAACCATGAATAAGAATATTCTGTATTCCCCTTGGCAAGCTAATCCATTCCCAAGTGGCGTAATTGTGACAATCGCAATTATCACAAGTACAACATATACATTCATCTTTAAGCCATTGTAACCTTGCCCCAGATGAACACAATGTCCATACAGAACTAGCAGTCCTAACAGCCTGCTTATATTGCATATCTTTTTCCTCCTGCTAGTAACCTAGTCACCGCTGGTTAAGTTACTAGCACAGCTTAAAAGCTGTATTGCTTCTTAATTGCCACCGCCCTTTCCATTGCCTTGAGCATTGTTTGGCATTTTGGATGCCCCTTAGCAATCAACTCCACCTCATCATGTGTCTTAGTCCCCTTATAAGCCGGACTCGCACTCATCTTCTTAACAAGCGCATCCCATCGTCCAATTGCTTGCTGGCAGCCATACTTGAGTTCCTTAATGGCCCCTTGCATCAGCATGTAACGTTGAAATTGAGACTGATTCTCAAAAGCATCCAAGCTATGTTTCTGTAACTCGAATGCCAATTCAATCAGCTTGCTTGTCTCATTGCTCACAATCGCCACAGTCTCCTTACTTTCTTCGATTGTGACCGTAACGGGTGTGAGGTTAACCTTTGTCTCGTTAACCACGGGCGTAACTGCCTTAACTTCTGTCTGTACTGGCATGGTGTTATTCTCCTCTGTAGTATAACAGTCGATTGTGTACGCTATCGTACATATCGACCGTTTATAGCCTGTTTTCTAGGCTACTAGCAGAAGAAAAAAGATGACGGGTTAAGCACCTACCATCATTACGTGGCATGCGTAGGTTACTCACTACTAGCACCACGATAATAACAGAGACAGTGTACCGTCTGGTAATGCTGGGAGTGTAGATGATACGTGTATCCAGCGAAGTTGCTAAGCCTCTAGCTACTCTAACACTACAGTAGCACTGGGAACATCTATCCTACCACTACTCACATCCTGTTTGAGCTACGCTTCACGCCAATTCCAGCTCAACGATCAAGACGTTTTGTATTGAGAAAATAATAACATGGATAGCCTGTATCTGCTACAGACAGTATAATTCAATTCAATTGAATTATTCAGTCACGACAGAAATAACTTGACTTTATATTACAAAGTGGCCCGTGTTTATTCATTAGTAAGTCTATCAACATACTAATCATTATAATGTCTATCATCTTACTAGTGTTTACCATTATGCTATTAACCAAGGCGACACCATTAATCCAACTAAAAGGCCGTGAAAATGCAGACGTTCCCCAAAAATTTTTTTATAAAATTTAGTTTCAATGAAAATTAAAACGATGTTAATTACTAAAGTGATGTCTGTTAATGAGATTAGTGTTGTAATGAGATAGTAATATGGCAAGTCGTTGGGGTGAAGTCTGTATACAGAGGGCAAACAGGGTAACGCAGGAGGGAAATAGTGTCAAGTTGTTTGTTTACAATGTACATAGAAGGGAAATTATTGTCTGGACATATGCATATATAAAGGATAGGATTGGGATGGATGAGTGGTGTACTCCTAGGCGGGAGTTGTCGGGAGTGTCTTTGTTTATGACTGATAACAATTTTCAGAGAGTTGTTATTAAAGGTCCATTAGCAGAGGCACTCCTGACTCATATTAAGGAATATTATGGTGTACAGAGTATTGAACAGAAAGAAGACAAGGCAGACGGAGTGGTTGAGGAAAGACAAGATATTGGGATTAATGGTATGGCGGAGCGGGGGTTGGGTGCCGGTGTATAAACAATATTGTTTGATTAAATGGGAGTGTTACTGTGGCTAGGATACGGAAACCACACAGCCCGAATCAAAGAAGTATAGATAAGATTAATCTTCTTATCCGTCTGGAACTTGATAATCCTATGTTGTCTAGTACGGACATTGCCAAATTATGTGGTATATCCATCAATAGGTTCTCCGTTCTTAAAGCCTCCCCATACTACCAAAGAATCCATAATCAGTATATGACCGGTATCCTTACAATGTTGGATGGCAATATAAAGAACAGCTTTGATATTAGCCAGAAGACACTAGAATTCGCCGTTCCTCTTGCTATGCAGGGTCTAGTTAAACAAGCTCTACAAGCTAAAGACGAACGTATTCGTAATAAAGCATTTAATGATATTCTTGACCGGGATGGCCGATTCGCTAAGGTGAGTAGGATTGGCGTCACTACTAACGCAGAGAGTGTTGTGGCAGAAGACAAGGATAATAGAGCTGTGTTGGAGATGATGAGGGCCTTGAATAATCAGACACCAAACACCAACCCCACCCCGGCCAACAACAACGCTCCTTCATTAACAGACAAGGTCCAATAATATGAAGAAGTCTTTAACATTATTCGCACTCCTTATTACAAGCGCTTTATTTTTATCAGCGCAGGTGCAACACGGAATACAATTAAATTGGACCCAAAGTATAACACCAGGTATCACACATAATGCCGTATATACTAGCCCCACCAAAGGTGGTCCATACACACTTCTCTTTACCAGCACAACTCCCATTACAACATATCTAGTACCACAAACAACGACCAACCAGGGGACATTTGCCTGTTTCGTAGTAACGGCGACTGCTATCATAGAGTCTTCGTATTCTAACGAAACTTGCAGTACCTTTCCGGTGTCCCCGATTCCACCATCGGGTTTGTCTTCGGGGGTTGTGTAAGTGTGTAAGGAACTAACATCGTGGATTTACTTACTAGGGTTCGCTAGATAAGGATGAAATCATTGCTTCACGGCAAAATCCCATCGAGTCTCTTGGCAGGGTACGTAGGTGGGTCAAAACTAAGATGATTAAAAAGCCCTATATCCTAGTAAGTTTTAATTTTAATAACGCTTCATGGTTTTGCCGCTGTTTTGGCCTTGGGACCCTGCCGGAGCAGTGGAGGCGCGGAGCGCCGGAACGGCGGATCAATACTTAAATGTCAGACTTATTAGACATAGACAGTCCAGCTATAAATCTTCATCAAGAAGTAAATAGGACAAGCTATGCCTACCGTTGGAATATAATCCCTCTTTCTAATAACCTCTCCCCATATGTACAAAACTTAGTCCATCGTTTAAATGGTCTCGGTGATAACTTCTACTTCGGTAAAATTATTCTTCGTAAACGTCGCTTGTCAAACACATTTCATAGGCAGTATTGTAATGCCCTAATGTGTTGGCAACTCAAAGACGTATTTGAAGTCCCCCGTGATCACTTCAAAACTACTATTGGTAGTGTCATTCAGCCTATCTGGTGGGCCTTACCATATACAGATCGTGATGAAAAGCTCATGCGTGGTCTAGGTTATGGTGACGAATGGATAGACTGGATGCGTCATATCCATGTCCAGAACACTAGAACACTAATAGCAATGGAGACTATTAGTAATAGTTGGAAGATTGGTAAAAAGATATCAGGGGAATATAAAAATAACTCATTATTTAGGCAACTCTTTCCAGAGATAATGCCGGATACATCGTGTCAGTGGACAGCAGACACAATGACGCATAAACGGGACTTCACTAAGTCCAGTGCTAACCAAGGTGAAGGTACATATGAACTAACTGGCGTAGATGCTGCCCTGCAATCCAAACATTACAATCACATCATATATGATGATTTATATGGCCGTGAAGCACTAAAGTCAGAAATAGTAGCCACTAATACATGGGAATGGTTTCAATTAGCCATAGGTACCTTCGATAGTGATCCAGATGATCCAGACTTAGAATGCGATGAGGTTGTTAATGGAAATCGTTGGTCTTTCCATGATCTTAATTGGAAGATCAAGAAAGAACTCCCATACTTTAAATTTCATACCCACGACGCAGAAGGTGGTTGCTGTGATGATCATCCCCCTGGTGTGCCAATATTTGCTGAAGAATGGACAATGGTTAAGTTGGCAAGGACTCGTCAACGGCTTGGAGAGTACTTTTATTCATGCCAATATAGGAACAAGCCCATACCTCCTGGTGGAAATACCTTTAAATCAGAGTGGCTTCGATACTTTATGCTTATCCCTACTGAGGTGAAGAAGGTTGTACAGGGGTGGAAGGCTACAGACATTAATATTCCTTTGAGTGAACAAGGATCTTTTGGTACACAAGGCTATCGTATTATTCCACAAGAGGAAATGATCAGTCAGAGACATATGACTGTCCGGCATGAGATGAATAATGGTGTTCTCCTTAAAGATATCCCTACCAGTAATTTGGCAAAGATGCTCATGTTAGACCCCAACCACAAGGGAGAAGAAGGTCGTGCCAACCATGCTCTTATGCTTCTTGGTATCAATCATAATCCTATGGGCCTTTATATTCTTGACGGACGAGCTGATACCTGTAGTAGGGAAGATATTATGCACCATGCATATATTATGGCAGAGAAGTGGAGAGTAAGGGAGATATGGGTAGAAATAAGTGCTGGACAAACATGGTGTAAGACAGCTTTCGAGTGTGAAGATAAAACTAGAAAAGACTTAGGTAAATGGTTCTTTGAGAAAGTAAACGAGTTCCGTGATAATCGTAGTGCGAATGCTAAGAGCGACAGGATAGAAGACACAGAACCCTTCTTTAGAAGGGGCCAAGTTCATATATGTCAGAACTTGAGTAATGGATTTACCCAAAAATTCCTAGAAGAA